GGCTGGATAAAAGCTGTCGGCCTGTATCAACACCTCGTCCATCATCCCAACCTCGAATAAACTCTCCTCTCAAATCAGGAAGGAAACCATTTGAAAATATTGCTGCAAGTTGCGGGAACTTATTCGTATCGAAACTCGCGCCATTACACTTAAGCCATCCTGCGGGAGGATTCGCAGCTGGCCAGGGAACAGGAACTCCAACAGGTAATACTGATCCATCATTTTTATGTAAATACTGAGGATGCGGATCGAGTTGAGCCAAATGTAACGCATTTTGAGCATCCACGTAGACCCTTAGCTCCAGCACCTTGTCATCGACATACTTGCGTGTTGCCAGCACCACGGCAGGGTCAATTTTCAGGGTAATATTATCGGTGCTACTTGTGATCAACACCATGCGGACGGTCTGTGTGCGTCCGCTGCCCTCAGCGAGCTGCGGCTTATAGCTCTCCGGGCAGTTACCCACGGCAATCAGCGCACCGGTATCATCAAACATCCCGACCTCACGAATCCACCACCCGCCCTCGGTTTCAGGGATCACCTGCTCGGCAATAATCTGGCTGCTGTTCTGCGGGTCGATGTAAAGCATATTGAGATCGGCCCGGCGCTTTTCAGCAAGCAGTTTTGTCTGTTGGGCGTTAGGTGTCGGCAGCACACCGCCGCCATCGCCTACTGCCATCCGGGTAATGTTCAGTGGCACGCCGAGCGCGGCGGAACTTGCCAGCTTCGCCGCGCCGATCTCCGTCAGCAGGGTGTAGAATTTTGCGCTCATGGATTCACTCTCACTGTGTCAATTACGTGGACCGCCCCGCCGTAATAAGCGGTGCCGCCGGAAATAATGGTTTCATTGATGTACGGGTAAATCGTAATTTCTTCGCCGGTGTAGGTGGCTGCGCCGACGAAATACGGCCCGCCGGTCTGCAGGTTGATGGACATGCCGATCAAATGACGGCTGCAGGGTTTGGCATCGCTGATGAGGCGCTCCAGCTCTAAATAGGTTTCTTCTGTGATGCCCTTGTCCTGCACGCCGATATCCAAGCGAAACGTGCCCGGCTGCTCGCCGGTCTGCCACCATTCGATAATGCGGATCAGGAAGCCGAACGGCTCTACCACGCGACGCACGGCGCTGATTGTGCCTTTGTGCTGATGGATATAGAACGCATCCTGCACCAGCCGGCGCTTCACGTTTTCCGCCCAGCTCTCGTCCCAGCGATCCACGGAAAAGGACCACGCCAGATACGGCAGGAAACTGACCGGACAGGTTGCCGGGTTCCACAGATCGCGCAGCGGCACCTCAAGCCCGGAAATCCCGCTGCAGCTCTGCGCCAGTCGGCGCTCAAGCAGCGATGAGCCAGGCGGCAGCAGGCTATTCATCCGTGCCTCCGTTGGTCACATTCCACTGCGTGCAGGAGGCGGCCTGAGTCTTTTCCAGCACCACATCAGCCAGAGGTGATGCCAGCTCGACACGCTGCACACCTTCGACATGCAGCGCGGCATATAGGGCGCTGCGGCGGATATCGCGTCCGAGCCGCGTTTTACTGGCGATGTATTTCTGCAGGCTGGCTTTTGCGGCCGCCATTACTGGCTCTGCCTCCGGTCCCGGATAGAGAAATATTGTGGCGTCCACGCTGTACGGAATAATGTCGGCGCTGCGCACCGTCAGTCGATCCGCCACCGGGCGCACGCTCTCGCTGTTCAGCGCCTTTTCAACCACAGCTAGAAGATCAGTCCCGGCCGTGCCATCGCCTTCGCGGCTCAGTACTGTCAGCACTACCTCCGCCGGGGCCGGGCTGGTTGCGCTGGCATCCCCCACCCGCCCGTCCGCACTTCTGGCGTGAAATTCGTAGGCCGCCGTTGGTCCCGCAACGGATAGTCCTTCGAATGCTGCGGGCACACGCAGACGCAGCGCATCGTCGCTTTCCATAATGGCAGCAACCGGCGGCACGGCGTCGTTGTCGGCAGGCGTTACCGTCAGGCGCTTCACGTTGTAGTTGGCGGCGAGCTGGTCCAGATCGCCACCGAGGGCATAGGCGACCATGACCGCCTGCGCGGCCTCGTTGATGCGCTGGCGCAGAAGAACTTCGCGGTAGGTGCTTTCCTGCAGCTGCTTGGTGATGGGTTCAGATTCCAGCGCCAGCGTGCGCACGACGGCTGCCTGCTCATCCGCCGGATACAACGCCACAAAGGCGGCCTTGCGTTCCGCCAGCAGCGTCTCAAAATCCGGCACGTCCACGATCTGCGGCACGGGGAGCTGGGAAAGGTCAATGACCGCCATTGTCGGCTCCTGTTGATACGGAAAGGGAAACCGGCGCGCCGCTGTTGCGCTGCCCGGTAAGGTCAACGACCATCGAGCCGTCAAAGCGGGAATTGATAGTGATGGAGTCCAGCGTCAGCCGTGGCTCCCAGCGACTCAGTGCCATATACACCGCCGACATGATCTGCAGGCGCAGCGCCGGGTTCTGCGGCTGGTCAATCAGGACAGACAGCAGCGAACCGTATTCACGTAGGGCAATGCGGCTGCCCTGTGGCGTCAGCAAAATATCGCGCACCGACTGGCGCAGATGGTCCGTGTCCGTGATGGCTTTCCCGTTACCCTGACTCATGCCGAGATACAGCGTCATACCGGGCCTCCCGACGTGTCGCCGCCCTTCATGACTTTGATATGGGCATGGTCATCCACGACGATCCCGTTGGAACTCATCGGGCCGCCGCCCTGGGTGACGCCGCCATTAATGACCACTTCGCTGTTGATGCGCGTGGTGTCGGCCTCCACCACAAACTCAGCGGTTTTGAGCGTGATATTGTCGGCCGCCTCGATAACCATGGATTTGATACCCCTGACGTGCCAGCGTCCGGTGGCGGGTTCGTACTCAAACCAGCCGCCGTCCGGGTACTGCGTCACGCTGCCGTCTGCGGAATCCGACGGCGGTGAAAATTCGCTGGAATAAATAGCGGGCAGCGCAAACGCGGTTTCGAGATTACCGCCCATGCTCAGGACCACCACCTGCTCATCCGGCGACGGGCACCACCATGTACGGGCACCACCGGCGCGCAGCGTCAGCCAGTTAATCCAGTTGGTTTCGAGTTCGCCCACCTTGACCCGGCACAGCCAGTTCTCCCGGTCCACTTCGGTCACGATGCCGGTGCGGATCAGGTTGGTGATAAGGCGCATGATTTCTGTGAGTTGTGCGTTCATAGATAAAGGTTGCCACGATCACATATCTAATGTGCATTCTTTAGTTTTGTATGATAAAGAGCACAATTGTTTATTAAACTAGGTGTCATGAGCTAACGTACGCATAGGGAAATTAATGTTGGTAAATAAAAATCAGTATCAAGCCTTGCTTAGAGGGAAAGTTGCCTCAGCTATATTGCAAGCAAGGATGTCAGCAAAACTATCCCATCAAGGTTTGAAAGGCTCTGTGCTCGAAATATTACTAAGTCAACTATTCAGACCTCTTTTACCCAGTGATATTGGTGTAGGTACTGGACAAATAATTGAAGCAAACAGTGACCGAATGTCTCCACAAATAGACATCGTCATTTATAACAAATCAATTCTCCCTCCAATATTGATTGATAGTAACCTTGGTTTGTTTCCAATCGAGTCCGTGTTATATACCATTGAAGTTAAAACCACATTAACTTCTGCTGGAATAGCGACCGCTAACACTAGCGCTAAAAATATCCGCAATAACTTTGAATACCTACCTGGGCAAATAGACTCAAATGGGAAAAGGATTAAACATCCAATAGGAAAACCTATATCGGTAGTTTTTGCTTTAAATACGGACCTCAAAAAAGGAGGCATGACAGAGGCAGAAAGATATAAAAAAGTGTACAAGAATGATGACATTTTCCTCAGCGCTATCTGTGTTGCTGGTCGAGAGTATAGTTATGAATATGATGACAACTGGGTCACCATGCGTAATAAAGAAGACTTTGATGAGATTTTATCTTTTATTGCTGGGTTAACAAATACATATAGAACCGTTTCTAACACTAGAGGCTATCCGCTACTGGGTCATTATGTCGCTCCAGATGCCAAGCCTAATGAAGTAACAATCTCACCAGCATTTGACTTCCCGAACATAATAGTAAAGTGTGTTAAATGCGAAAAACAAAAATCTGTAAACCCTACATTTGGCGACCAAAATAGAACCATAAAAGACGGCATCCTTAATATAACGCCACCATGTGAATGTGGAGGGGATTTCATATCAGAGAAAGGTACCTTCATAATTAAAAATGGCAGACTTAGGGGAATAATTACTTCGTAATTTCTACATAATCTCATTTCACTAGCCAGAGTTCCAGGATGCCACGGCTAACAGTTTCCACTTCAATGTCGATGCCCAACAATCGCCGTTCCGCAAAACGCACCTCCGGCCCATTACGGCTTACACGATCACGAAGTCCGTAATGATGCACCCGCGCAATCCGCTGTACCTTCCCAACGAACTGCACGCTGGCCGACTCCGCGCTGGCTGCAGTTTTCAGGTATTTGGGCGTGCGCAGTTTCGAGAACATCTGCCGCTTAATACGCCCCTTTTTAGTCCGGGCCGTGACTTTCCGTGGCTCGTACCCGCTGCCGTCAGGGTTGCGCTGTAGCCGGATGTTGTTCTGCTGATTGCGGCGCAGCCCCTGCGCCAGCTCGCGCATCAAGCGCTGGCGTGCGGCAGGCTCCAGATTCGCCAAGAGGGCCGCCAGCCATGTAAGCGCACCTGTTTTAGTTCCACACCCCATTTGCACCCATACTTTGAACTCCCCCTGCCTCTTTAATTGAGAAAAGGCCATGCTGATGAAAACCAAAACCGTTGTCATTTTCGGTGCAAGCGGCGCGATAGGTAGCGAAACCGCGCGAGTACTGGCGCGAGAGGGAGCGCATGTATTTCTCGTCGCCCGGAATCGGGATAGGCTGGAGCGCGTGGCTAACGACATCCGTTCTGCTGGTGGAATCGCTGAATCACGTGTTATTGACGTCCTTGATGAACGTTCTGTTCTTGAGCAAACCGCGAAACTGGCAGAGCAGACCGGCGGCATTGATGTGGTCGTCAACGCAACAGGATTCATGCACGATCAAGGCAAACGACTCGCAGAGTTATCCCTGGCAGAGTTCAGGCAGGGATTTGATCCGTTTCTCACCGCCCTTTTCACTCTCTCAAAGGCCGTCGTCCCCTATATGGGTGGCGATCGCGGGGGCGTGATAATCACCGTTGTCGCACCGGCAGGCCCGATGGCGATACCCGGTCATCTTGGGCATATCGTCGGCTGCGCGGGCATTGAGGCGTTCGTCCACGCGCTCGCCAGCGAACTGGGTCCGAAGAACATCCGCGTTACGGGCGTACGCTCTCATGCCATCAGCGGCGCGGTTCAGGCGGGTTCTTACACAGGGGAGCTGTTCGCGATAAAAGCGCAGTCGATGGGAGTAACGGTCGAGCAGTTTATGGAAGGTGCCGCGCACAGCACGATGCTCAAGCGGCTGCCAACCCTGCCGCAGGTGGCCGGTGTGATTGCATTTTTGGCCTCTGAACATGCCCGAGCGATGACCGCGACGATGGTCAACGTGACGGCGGGTGCGACCCTCGGCTAATGCTAAAATCCTGCGATGCGCCTCACCATCGCCCTGATCTCTTCGCGTGACAGCGGCTCCCGGTCCGTCACAAAATGCAGGGTCATGCCCTCGATAAACGCATCGAGCGCACGCGTCGTCACCGGGTCAAACCACTGCTCAAGCGTGCTCTGGCTGGTTTGCATCCAGTCCTGCATCACTTTTTTTAGCGTAGGTTTACGGCTCATCAGCGCATACAGCTGGTACATCAGCTCCATATTGTGCGGCGTGGTCACTTCTGAGCTGTGGATCAGCGTGGTGATCGCTTCACAGGCCATTTCAGGGCCGGTAACACCGGCAAAAAATTCGCGGTATTGCAGCGACATTTGCTGGGTAAATCCGGTAAACGCCTCTTCGAGCAGCGAGTCTATCCCGTCGAAATAATAGGTCATCGACCCCAGCGGCACACCCGCGCAGCTGGCGATTTTACGGTGCGTCACGGCATTGATGCCATGCTCTGCAATGGACTCCAGGGTGGCCTGAAGAATCCGCTCCCGACGCTGCGGATCGTTTGGTCGTCTGCTCATCTTTTCCCCTTTCGGTTTGTGTACAAATGTACACAAACTTGCTAGTGTTGTCGCTATTGTTGTACTTCTGGTGCTCCTCAATGACG